GTAACGCCACCAGGCAATTGAGGAGATTCAATTGTGACAGTTGTCGAACCTGCATACCCATCTCCAAGATCGTCCATAATAATACGAGAGATGTATCCAGAATCCTGAACGATTTCCACAGATACAATCTCGTCACCAGATCTGCTGTTATTAGCAACAGTCAGTGAAGTGATAACCAGAGGTTCGCCAGCTATGAAACTCTCTTTGTTGTGGTCTCCCAAGATTAAAGTATAAACTTGAGTAGTTGCCAGATTGAAGTTGCCATTGACTTCAGGAACAGGAGTATTCTGAGAATCCAGAACTTTGATTAAAGGACCTTGTGCGTTAGAAGTATCGCCTTCGATGATCTCATTTTTAATGAGAGTGTGTCCACCACTACAAATAACACGAAGATAGGTGTTAGGATCTATTACAACTTCAGAACCAGGTATGACATTTTTAGAAGGTCTACCAGCAATAGTATCAACTAACTTCACCGAAATTGGCAAGATGGGATCTTTTTCCGAGAAGTACATATTTACAGAAGATGCAAATACGCCACCATTAAAGCTTTCAACACGGAAAGTTTGTGCTAGTGGGTCAACAACAGAAACCTCTGGGTTGAGGATATTCTCTGTGTACTGTGTACCATCTGTTTTCTCATCATCGCTAAGATTTTCAACAGCGATGATATCATTAGGAGCAGTTTCTTTAATTGCAGTTGCGAAGAAAGAAACATTGGCAAATGATTGAGGATGATGTCCGTTAGTGCTGCTGCTCGTAAACTTAATCTTCTTAACACCCAGAGGGAATTTAAGCCCAACAGACTCATCAAAAGTCAAGTCTTCGATGTTTTCTTCGTGGAAAGTGCCTAAGGATGGTTTTCTACCTGAAGGAATTAGAATAATACCAGAAGCATTTCCAGCATCATCTGTTACTATATTGTCTCCCCAAGACCTGAGGGAAGATCCAGGAATGCCAGAATAGTTACGATCTGGTACCACATACCCACCGATATTGATATTATCCAAGAAAGTATGCAATCTAGTATTAGGTTTCATCTTACGAAGATGGAACTCAACATATTGCTCTTTCACATACAGAGTGAATGAAGTAGAAAGAACTTTTTCTCCGATGGAAGTACTGCTTTGCTGTAAAGGAAGCTCTGTATTCTGAGATGCCAGATTAGAAGAACTGGTAATCTTAGACTGAATAACTTCAGCTTCTGCAGTTTGAGGAGCATCAGAGCTTAGAGAATTGACATTGCTAAACTCAGAATCGTTACCAAGAATAGAGATCTTACTAACATCGTGAATTTGAGATAGGGCAACATCTCCATCGGTATAAACTTCCAGAGGATCTAATGTCTGGTTGTCGTTATTATTCAAAGATGGCAGACTATACTCATCGAACCACGGATCGACATTAGGAGAAAGAGCTGCAGTTCCCTTAAAGGCAAAGATAAGGAAAGGATTGACAGGAATAGTTTCTGTCGCAAAGTTGTTTTGAGCGAGAACTTTTGTGGTGAATGGTAGAGTAACCATACCTTTATTGACCACATAACCAGACAAAAGTCTAGAAGTTGGATTTGGATCGTGCTCAAGCAAAGTAACACTAGTCTCTTTAGACTCGGGACGCATCGAACCACGAGTGAGATCAAGAGCGCACTTATAATCAACGCTGTTGATATTAGAGAGATTGAAGTTCTCGAAGTTATCGACAGCAAAACCAGACTTAAATCTATCAAGACCAGTTTGACCATCCTTAATTTGAGTGTTAAGAGCTGACTGTTCTAAGATAGACAGCATTGTATATCTCTCGACACGTTCGATTCTCTTCTCCAATTTGGAGATATCGCGCATTGTAAAACGCTTGTTTTCCACAGGGAAAACTTTGATTTTTCTGAGATTTTCAGTAAACGCAGGAATGTAAATCTTGAAGATCTTAATAGCTTCGTCAATTGTTTGTGCAGACTGAGGATCGTTAGAACCAGCACCTTTTTTAACAATAAAGTTACCGTCTTTCTTCAAGTAAATAGTATCAATTCTGTCAACGTAGTATTCATACTGACAAGCAAAGGTGTATGGAATACTGGCAGAGCTTTGTGTGTCAGCAGGAAGTGCTGCAGTAACACCACCACTTGTAAACACTTCAGAAACATTGGATGATGGATCCATCACACTGGCATTCAGATAACCAGGAATAAATGCTGATGTACCAACCAAAGGACGGAAGTCAATTACATCTGCTAAAGACTTGCTGCCATATACATTAGAAGTAAATTTGGGAACTTCAGAATATGAAACACCGTTCTCGTGGAGATAAGAATCAACTGCAAAGAAGTCTCCTTCCGAATGCTTGAAATAATCAAATCCAATAACTAGGGTACCAGTAGGAGTTCTGAAACCAGGTTTTCTAATTAATGCAGATGTGTCATACAAAGAATCTCTTTGACCATCATCGAATAAGAAGTAATCTGTAATATCAATTCCACTGTTACCTAGAATAGTTCCATCTTCATCAACAGACGGTGCAATACCAGCTTGCCCTTCATAGACATAACGCAACTTGTATACATCGGAGAAAGACTTGACCTGACCAGTTGGATTGTCGTAATCATCGCCTCTAATTGGGATAATATCGTTATCGATATCCGAAGCAATAGAAATTCTTTTCTTCTTGACAGATGTTTTTAGTTTTGGTTTTGCGTTTGCAGTCTCAATAGTACAACTGATTTTCAACTTCATATCTGCCAGATTCAGAGCACCTGCTTGATAGAAGTAATCGGGTGGAAGCTTGATGGCAATAGTGCCAGCAGTATTTCCCTCAGAACCACTAGTGATCGAGATCATCGAACGATCAATATAGAGAATATCTCCTTCTCTCACTAGATCACCAGTAGCACCGCCATATCTTGTAGTAGTAGCACCAGCAGTATAGATCTCCATTACATAATCGCTTTGATTAAATGGAGCAAATTGCTGTTGACCAAAGTCAAGCTGTGCAGCAATAGTAATTTCGTTTGTGGTACCATCAACAGTAACTGATTCAATAAATTGCTTTCTTGAGAAATAAGTAATCTCAGTATTTGCATCATCCGAAAGAATCGAATAAATTTTACTGTTTGGCAGAGGAAGAACTAGACTTGATTTTCCAGAATTTTCAATTTTTGCACGAATCTTAGAAACAGTATTAGAATCGAAGTTAGCTAAGAGACGCTGTTTTAAATAAATTCTGGCAACTGTATCGGTAGTAGCATTGCAAGCATACGCAACTTCATAACGATACGTAACACCATCAGCAGTGATTTGAATTAAATCATCTTCTTTAAGTTCATCTGCAGGACGTGCACTATAGTTAGTAGCTTCAATAAAGTCGCAATCTGTTCTGCCAGAATACTGTAGGTTGTTGGTGATAGTTTTAAATTCTGTATAATCGGTATCTGCATACTGAATATCTGCAGAGAACGTTCTAGAACTATTACCGTGTGTCATTCCAACGGAACGAAGATCTTCCGTACCAAACGTTTGAATGACATTCTTATAAAGGAATGCTTTTACATAAGCATCTGGATCGCTAGCACTGTGTACACCACCAACATCAATAACTTCAACAATTGGAGGACTGAGGAATTTATCAGAAATCTCTCTCCTACCTAATTCGGTGAAAGTAACAGAGTGGACATAATCCTGCTGACCATCGATGCCGTCAACAGCAGTCTCTCTTCTAACAGTAGTGTAGTTACCGCGATATTGTCTCTGACCAATTTTCAACTCCATCTGATCAGAATAATTTTCACCACCATAAGGAACAGTGAAGTGACTAATACGACCTTCTACAGCAATGACAGCAGCTTTGGCACTGTCATCCATATCAAAAATTTCTTCTCCCTCTTCAAACTCTCCAATAACATTCGATAGTACAATTGTATTAGAATGAGATAAAGTTGCATTCTCGGGATCATTTTGCCCAACCGACAACCCACCTTCGATAACAGCAGTGGCACCAGAGATAGAACCCTGGATATTAGAACCAGTTTCAAATGCGTGGATACCAGTTAAAACAATCTTGGTGAAAAGAATGGGGTTGGTATAACTGAATGTGAATGTAGAGTCTTGCTGATTACTAGAAGCAACAACGCCACGAGTTTTATCAAATCCAACAGGAACTGTTTGGAATTTGAAGTCTCTTGCAATAGCTCTACCAATGATAGGGTGCACTGGAAGAGTATAGTCTAGAACCATACCATAATAAGTTGCACCAGTATTGTTACCATATAGAGAGATACCATTACTAGCGCCACCACCAGAACCTCCCAGCTTTACAGGACCGTGTGCTTGGTAAGATTGATGAATGCTGTATAGAGTTGCAATAGGACCTCTTAGAATCAGTTCGTGCACAACGTGCTCCGAACCAGATTCATTCATACCACCAGTAGCACTATCTTCGCTCCAAGGAACGTTTCTATCTCTATCCGTATTGTATTTTTGATTAAATCTTGCGGCAACAACTTTAATCTCATCATAAGAGGTGCCATTAAAGTGGAACACAGATGCTGAAGTGCCAACCTTCAAGTCGGTGTAAACAATATCTGTAGTATTAGTTGCAAGGTCAATAGGCTCACCATTGACAGGATCGACACCAGGATATACCCATACTGTCATAGTTGCAGCATCGGTATTATAAGTTGTTCCTCTTAGATCGCTAGCAACAAAAATGCCTGTATCTTGACTGTTTTTGGAACCATTATCGCCAAGATAAGAATCAATAAATTTTCTATAAAAATTAGCTTTCTTAAATGGTGTAGATTCTCCATCAGAAGTAGCACTAATAGGAACAGAACCGTGAACTCCACGTATACCAACTGTAGGCAAAGGTGTGGAATATAGTCTGGTATTTTCTCTACTCTGAGTATCTTTTGCTTTATCTAATTCGAGATACTTAGTATCTGTACTTTCTACTTCGTAACCACGAACATAAGCTTTACCAGGACCGATGCCAACAATAAACTTTCCATCAGCTGCCAGTTCAGATAAACCGTTGACTAGACCAGTTGATGAATTGACATCATAGTAACCAGATCCATCAGCGTTGTAATATTCTTTAAGGTCGGCAATAAAATTCTTTACGATATAATCGCCAGACTCGTCATAAGTTCTACGTGCCAGAATCTCTTCAATCTGACTAGGTGAAGTTTGAGTAATTTGTCTCTGGATTTTACCTTCTTCCAGGAAGACAAGCTGAACAAAGTTTTTATTTGATGGAGCGTCAACAGCAAACTTTTGAAGATTCAAAGTAATCTTCAGTCTATGAGCTCCAGGTGCAGAATAGTTAGAGTAACCCTGAGCGTTATCCTTCAGCGAAGGATCGTCTTCTGGAGTGACAATTGATTCTGTAATATCCCAACCAATCTTATAAGAAGAAATAGCACTGTATTTCTCTAGAATAAGAGTTTGAGATTCGTTCTGGACAAAATGTCCATTAATAAAGTAAATGCCTTTCTGAACGTTTACAGCAGAACCAAAACCCATAGCAGTAGTATCTGCTGGTTTGATTCCATCTGTACCTACAACTAGAGTCGGATCGTTATCCGTTGTAGGAGTTTCTAATTTGAGAGATTCGCCCTGTCTAAACCTAACGTCAGTATTATCAGAACCTGAACTGACATACTTAACAAAAATAGTATCAGCGTCTGTTGTAGTTTCTAAAGCGTGATTATCAACAAATGCCTTAACACCAGAAGTCTGACCGACAAGAATCTTGCCGACCAGCTGAGAAATATTGTATTTGACGAAATTAATTTCGCCATTTACGTTTTGTGCAACCTGAGAGACGCTACTTAACTTAACATAGTCATACGTATTAGAATACGAGACTTCGCCAGGGATCACCATTTGACCCTGTTTGAACATACTATTGCCGACTTGTTCGACCTGATCCTGCAGCATAGACTGCAGCTGAGTTAACTCTCTCGCTTGGATTGAGTAACCAGGTCTGAACAGAATCCTATAGAAGTTTTTCCCCGTATCAAAATCGTCAAAATACGGGGATCTATTCAGGTTAGTGTTTTGTGGCATCTCTTAGGTCTCTTTTAATTAGAACTCAACAACGAGTTTAATGTCTTCAATCTGGTCAGAAGCACGAGAAATTGCACGACGGTTCTCAATATAGATGATGTCACCAGAGTTGCCTTCGATTTCGGGATTAGCGAGACCAGAAGCAAAGATAACACCGCCGTCAGTCTGACCACCAGGAGTATTATATGTACTATTTACCGTAGCAGTAGAAAGCGAAGTTCCGCCAGAAACTGTATCAGCACCATTGCTGAAATCATACACAACGCCGTTATGTGTGTGACGGTCAGGAGACTGGAAGTACTTAACGATGTTGTAGGTTACGCCGTCAACAGTACCCTTCCAAGAAACTACAGTTGCTTTAGCAACAACTGTATCGCCATTGCCATCGGTATAAGTTTGTGAAATTTCTTCGTCAACGAAGAAATCGCCAGATGGGTTCTGCAGCTTAAGTGCAGGAGTTGCACTCAGGTTGTCAGCAGTAGCGAAATCGGTAGAGTTGTAGTTGTATGGGTCGCGCAGCAAACCGATACGACGGAAGTCGTTATCAGTTGGGAAGTCGCCTTCGCCTTCATCGTAGGTCAAGCGAGTGTTAATCATCACACGCTTACCACCCAATTCCTCTACAGGATCCTTTCCGTGTCCACCTTGAGGGGGGATAATCACTTCCAGGGCACCACCAGTAGCATCGGTGTTAGCGTCGATGTTAGAGGGGGTTGTGAGAGCAGCATCGCTATAGACATCGCTCAAATTAATTGAAGCGTATGTGTATCCTGTACCAGAAGCTTGAAGACTTGCTTCGACAATAGCACCTGAATCAACAACTAGTTTAGCAATACCAGCACTACCATTACCTTGAATAGGAGCATAGTAGGTACCAGGGTCATAGTTGGTACCAGAATCAGTAATAAGAATATTATCGATAGCACCATCAACAGCAGAAGTAATAACTGCAGTTTCTTCCACAATAGGAAGGAAGTCAGTGGAGAGGAACTTCAGCACACTATCGGTAGGGATGGTGTACATATACTTCCAAACGTATGGACGCTTACCATCCGTACGGAATCCAGGGTTGCCAGCATCTTCAGGTTCGATGAAAATACCAGAGATTGACTGAACTTTAGTTGGTTCTGTTACAGAAACAACACCGTTAGGATCGGTAGGGGTCTGACCGTTGTAGATGCATTTGAAAACCTCATAGCTGCTGTTCATCACATAGAATGTGGCAGCAAACAATGAAGATGAACCTGTAGCAGAAGTTTTAGCACTGCTATAATCAGGCTTGTACATATCGTACACAGTGTTAGCGCCGAAGTTATAACGCTTGACCACAAAGGTCACGTCATCTTTTTTCACACGCTTGAGTGAGATCATATCATCGAAGATCTCAAACTTTTCTTCTTGCGAGTCGAAAGGTTGTGTAGGAGTGTTCTCTGTACCAGTTCTCCATACACCAGCTTTACCAGTAGCACCAGAAGTATTACCTGTTACAGCGACTCCAGCAACAAAGTTGGAGTTCTGTCCCGAAGCGCCATTGACGCCAGAGAGAAGGACTGAATTGGGAAACACTTTTTCGACCGTGCCGTAAACGGTAGCGCCACCAGGGTAAGAACTACCTTGGTAGACGATCTCGCCTTCCTGGAAAGTGTTATTGATAGCATATAGTTCTAAATATGCACGCCATTCTTGGGGGCGTCCAATAAAGAAGTATAGTCGAGTACGTTGGGTGCCAGACTCAGCTGCTGTTTCCTCTGAGGGGGAAGCAGTGTCGGGTTCCGCCAGCGCCTCAACGAACTGCTGTGCATTATGAATTCTAAAAAGATCAGTGATAATTGCAGACATTGGATTTTCGTATACTGAGACTGGATCCGTGGTTATTTATATTTAGTGACTTTAATTATAGTTTATTCGCAGACATCACGACTGTTCCCTTTGGATATGTGGGTTCGCCGTCAGTGTCATCAAGCCACCAAGTTCTGAGACCGAAGTAGTCAGCACCACCTGCTTGAATACTAAGTTGCTGGAAGTACATTCGGTATGCGTTGCCATTATTAATTTCTGTTTGGATAGTAGCAGGGATATTCAATGTAGTTGTGCTCCAATCTCCCCCAGCAGCATCACCAGAGGACCAAACATTTCCTGCTTTTACATAATTTGTATTTGCAGACCAGAACCATAGTTCTAAATCTTGCCCTGGATATTCACCGCCATTAGATCCAGTACCTCGTATATATTCAACAGTAATAGTGTTGTGATTCTGGAAAGATTGAATCTCATTAGCTGTACTGAAAGTCCAGTGGATTATTCTATTGCTACCAACGTTACCGCCATAGAATAAGTAATATTGAACATCGGAAATAAATCCTCCATTGTAACTCAATCCAGTACCACCGTTAGATAGACTCACATATTGCGTAAGTTTGGTGTTAGTCATAGCGGCAAATCTGGAACCTTCTTCCACTGTGCTCAAAGGATTCAATCTTTGGACTCCTAAGAATCTATCCGATGTGGAAGAAGTGTAAGTCATTTCTTCTCTCTTATCCGCAGCTACATCGGCAATAATTAACTTACCGCCAGATGCAGGGAATCCTTTCGTACTGTTTACTAACAGAACATCATCCCCAAAGGTATTATCAAGAATCATAGCTTTGCTGGTAGTTCTGAAATGTATTTCGGAACCTTGCTGATAACGGAAGTAGTTTTGATCTCCCTCAGCATATACCTGAGAATTGAGGATATCGGGATTCTCGAAATCGCCAATCGTAAGGTTTGGATACAAATTAGACCAGAAGTCAAGGTTCATATCACCCATTACATAATTAATCTGCCTACCAGCAGAATCGGTATAGTAACCATTCTGTCCGATAGAATTATTAGATTGGGGTTGAATTTCAAACTTCATAGACTCCAACGAACCGATAGTCAGTCCAAGAGAACCCGTGTTGTAAGTGTCAAAACCAATCAGATTAGGATTATTGAAAGCTCTCTTTTCAATAACACCAGCATTATATTGAACTTTAGTCTCAGTTTTCTTGTACTTAGTAAGTGCACAAGAGATTCCTTGTACACCACCAGTCATCTGAGACTGCAGAACTGTAGTTTCCTTCCAATAGCAACGAACATCTTCTGGTGCCAGATTGATGTAGATCTCAGGCTGAGGATGCATCTTATTAGTAAGATCCAGAATTTTCTGAATAATTACTCGACCATCATAGTATTTTTTAACTTGATAGATCGGTGCACCAGCATTACCAAATACAAGGTTATCACCAGCAGGAGCGTAGGAGTTGAACAGAGTCCAACGGGTCCTATCGCCACCTTTGAAGATGGTTTGCAAGAAGCTTTGAACACCGACAGGAGAGTCAATAGTCGGAGGTTCAATACCAAATGTCGTGAAATTGGCAACACTCAGAGGATCCTTACGGAACACAAAGTAACCTCTAGTAAAGAGGATTTGAGGAGGAACTTTATAACCAGAACCAGAAGAAATAAGCTCGGTATCAACAATTTCTCCACGAACAACAATTGCAGTAGCACGAGCGCCACCACCAGTAGGAGAACCTAAAGAATCGCCATTAGAATCTGTGACAGGTGAAGATCTAAAGATCATCACGGGAGGTTCGCGATAATTTTTGGAGATCTGAGGATTTAGTTGATCGTCATAAATTGAAGATGTAAAGTCATACTCCCCAGGTTCATTATTTGCACTGGCATTCATAGGAACGAATCCGTTACCTAATAAATTCTCACCTTTGTTCCAAACATTTGCTTGCTTCCATTCTCTGAAAGATTCGTAGTATGCAGAATTGTCTCTTCTAGTCAAGACAACACGATTAACACCACCAGGTTCTAAGTACTGCAATGCGATAGCATTTGTACTAGGTGTAGCTTCAACGTAAATTCTTTCTCCAGTACGGAAAGTGTTAACGTCGGGATCTGTATAAACAACGGGAGTAGTGCCATCAATATATTCACTTCTAAATTCAATTGCCTTATCTTTAGGAGCATATGCTTTGACAACTGCTCTCCAAATAACAGGACTAGAAGTATCATTCTGATCTTGATATTGAACAACTTCGTCACCAGGTAAGAACTCCACACCTTCAGTTCTAGAAGATTGTAAAGTGTGGAATCTTACTTCAGCGTCGATTTTAGCAATTGCTTGAGCGCCAAAACCCTCAATCTGTCCAGAATAAGGACCAACGTTAAGAACAACTTCATATTCGTAACTTCTAAAGAAAGAAGACACGATACCAGAAGTATCAGAATCATAACCAGAAGTGACCAGTGCATCTCTAGCAGCTCTCACAATACCACGAGTCTCTGCCTCGCCATCAATTTTGATTAAGTCACCCTGACTGAGATTAGACTTGATTCTATCCTGTCTGTTGAATAGTTTTTCTCTAAAGTCTTCATTGACTTGCTCTTCAACATCTAGAATTTGCAGCTCAATAATAGGAGCAGTTGATCCTCTGTCTCTAGTAACACTTAAGGTACCATTCAACCAGTTTGATTTCTGTGCAGTCACACCCTCCACAAAAAGAACATTCTGCTGACCAGGAGTCCACGCTTGCTTATAAATTCTACCCCGTGCAAACGAATAAGGATATTCTCTTACAATGTTAGTTACAGGTTCTGTAGAAACCCAACATTGAGCACCTTCCAAAGGTAGCAAAATCTGTTGATCCAGAGTTAACTTAAAGAACTTCTTAAATGTGCCAGGTGGTTCGATATTATAACCGATCAAAACACGCTCAGGGTCCAAACCATAGAAGTAAAGAATGAAGCAAGCAGAACCAAAGGCAGGAGCTTCATTAAATACGACAAGGTTGTCTTCCACACGATATGCTACGCGGTTGACCTGCATAACACCATTCAGGATGACAACGAGATTTTGCGATCTTTCTGAATAGAAAGGAACGCCACTTCTTTCCAAATCGAAGATAGTTTGAGCATCATTAAACTGAGACTCAATAGAATCCAGTTTGTAATACTTACCTTGCTTGAATCCGAAGAATTTTTGCTGGATACCAGGGTTGATAGAAGATACGCTTTGAGTAGTTGCCGTAAGAAGAGAAGCTTCAGACTGGATATCTTCACCCTGTAGGAAGTCCTTCTTAGTCATCTCAACTTGAATTCTGTTGGGATTTGGGAAGTCCTGTGCAACATTCAGCAAATGATTGGTATTGTTAAATGCAGCTTCTGAAATTGTTGTAGTGACAATATTGAAAAGAACATTAACTGCAGATTCGACCTGTTGGCAATATGGATTAGCAGCATCTATAGTGATTGTCAAATCACGAGTTGGAGTCAAGGTGCTGAACTCAGTTGGCCAAACTAAAGGTAGTGTTCTTGCAACGTTTGCTTCAAATGTGCTAGGAGTTTGGATAGCATTACCAACCAAATCTACCAAAACACCGATAGCGGATTCTACAGATGCACACTCATTTGTCTCAACAGTAATGCTGTTATCAAACACCTGAGTGACTCCGTGGGTACCAGCTGGTGTGATAACGTTGTTGCGAATGACATCAGCAGCGAGAGTTTTGACATTTGCAAATACTTGTAGGGTTTCGGGTACTTTCTGGGTAATATGATTCAGATATCCATCTCTATCGACATAGAGTTCTGCAGCATCCCAGACTTTGTTGTTGCCACCATATTGTAAGTTCCAAGCTATAGCTTTTAGCATATCCTTAACATCATCGCAACAATCATCAGAACTTCCAGGAGAAGATGCACGAGGATATGCCTTCGCTACTGTGTAATTGTCCAGATCACAGGTGAATGAAATACCATTTGTCAACAGTCTGATGCTAGTTCCTTGAGCAAGAGTATGAGTGCCGATATCCAGCATCATCATTCCAGTCAGAGGATCATAGGTACCGTTAGTAGGTGTGAAAGTTACTTCAGCAGACACACCAACATTAACCGTAAATGTATCAGTGGTAACACTAGTGACTGCTAATTGCTGTCCAGATGCAGGGTCAGTAGAACGAGGATAACTATGCGGTGTAGCATTCTGATCCATCGAGCATCTGAATATAAATGCGTCATCTGCAATAGTAACTGTACTGCTAGTCGTAAGAGTGTGCCCAACAACTGTCATTACAAACTCACCAGTTGCTGGATCGTAAGTAGCATCAGTCGGAGTTAAAGCAGGACCAGAAGTTACTTGTATTGAATTTGCAGCAACTTCTTGCAATGTATGAGTATAGTTACCACCAGTGATAACAGAATTGGCAAGTGCACTATCGAAAGTATGTGCATCTATAGAATCTGATTTGCCAACATCGACAGTAATAGTTGTTGCAGTGGCAGAAACAATCGATACAGCAGTATTGAAAGCAGGGTCTGAAATCGTTCCGCCACCAGCAAGCATCATAGCGACAGCTTCTTCAGCAATGAAGTTACGGTTAGCATTTAATAGATTAGCGCTATCAATAAATTCGTCTGCGACAGCATTTGTCTTATTGTAAACATCGTTATACTTACCGATGCTATTTGCAGAAGAACTTACAAACGAATGACTATATTGCTCACCAGCTGGTGAAGCACCAACATTTATAGTAACATCATCGCCAGAAATTGATACAATAGACAGAATAACACCTGCAGCAGGATCTGTACTGCGAGGATAGCTATGCTGCGTTTGATTGCTATCCTTATCGCAAGTAAATACAAGTGAATCAGTTGCAATTGCAACTTTGTCACTAGAAGACAGTTCGTGACCAGGGAGTGTAAGGACTAGGACACCGCTAGATGCTGTATAAAGAGCATTTGTAGGTGTCATACTGAACGTCGTATCAGCAAAACGTTGTTGACTAGTGAGATTGCCAATACCAAAGTGATTACGAATAGTAAGGATAGACATATCCTTAAAATACTTCATCGCCCATAGTGTAGCTTCAACTTCACCTTCAATATGCTTAAGATCCGAGTTAGGGTCAGCAGGATTGAGCAAATACTCTTTAGCAGCATCCCAAGTATTACTATTGCCACCAAGTTGCAAATCTCTAGAAATATTTTTCAGAACAGATTTGAGATCAGTGATACACTGGTTTCTACCTAGACCAGGATAAGTGAATCCATCAAACTTACTGGTATCATCTAAAATTCCAACAGCTTCTTCAGCAAGAATTGTACTGTTGTCAGCTAATAGATCTGCAGCATTGAGGAATCTGTGATCGACAAAGTAACGTTTAGCGACAATCTCGCCACGTGCTCCAGATGTCTGTCCAACAACAAAATCATTAACTAAGAAGTTAGTTGCATCAGTAATATCCAGCTCTAGGATCTTACCAACTTGTCTAGGAGGTTCTGTAAAGGTAACTTCGCCTGCACCACCTTCCACAAGGTTGTATGCGACTCCAGGTTCTTGAAGAACACCATCCAAAGAGATGAATACGTGGTCGTCATTGACAATTTCAATACCGAGATCGAAATTAGTACTAGTACCATCAAACTGTGAGGTAATATTATTTGCCTCAAGCATATAACGGTCATTGTTAATATTGTCTTGGAATTTAATTGACTTACCGTAGAAATTAACTCCAGGAACATTAATGCCAGTCTTAGCATCAACAAATGGTCCGAGAGGAGCTTCAGCAAATGTAATTGTACTACCAGAGACAGTATATGCAGTATCGGGATCCTGCAGCACACCATCTAGAGTTACCAGCAATTGCTGTGCTTTGTATGGCACCAACGGTTCATTGATATCTTTTTTGAACAGCGTAAAGGTTCTTGTGCCAGTAACCGAACCGTCTACTTGCACCTCACCATCGAATTCAGGAGATACGGCAAGGTCAAATACCTCGATCTCTACATTGTTACGCTCACTGTAGTTAAGAGTGCCAAGACCACGCTGCTGTCTGAATGTATCAACTCTGACGTGAGATTGAGTAATTCTCGTAGCTTTATGACTAGTAGTAACTCCTAAAACACCAGGTTCAATAATACTAATGACAGCACCAAAACCATTGTCCTTAGTGCCAGACTGAGGAGTGTCAATAGTTGCTGGTTGCTCGGCATCACCGAAAGATTCGATTAGAACTTCACCAAACAGGTTAAATCCTGCAGGGTGAGTGAACTTCTTAACAAAGTCTCTCCAGTCATTAATAGAAATGGTGGATTTAACCACATAAGAATAATCTTGATAGTAAATACCATCTTGAATCTTCTGCGACACAGCAGACAGCTTACTACGGTCAGTTTGGAAGTTACCAATCGATGTGCTAGTAGGTCCAATAACAGGATCAATCTTAGCAACGTAAATCTTCTGAATATCAGCTGTGCTGCGAAGCGCTTCGCCATAAAGAGGATATCGTTGATCAAATTTACCCTGAACCTGCTTAATTCGCAGAATGTTCATACCATTGATCCAATAGTCAACACGACCAAATGCGATCATCTTCCCATTGGCATCTCTCTGAGTAATTTGTTCACCATTTAAGAATGCCCTATCAGGGAAGTTTCTTAAAGTCATCACAATAGGAGGATTGACCTGTGGCAGCAATGATGGATCATTATTAAAGTTTTTACCAGAAGAAATAATCTCTAAAGTGGCAAGCCTACCAATATTCTCGCCGTGAGCATATAGTTTTGCGTCAGACTCATATAGTCTCACAGTAGTATCAGGACCATATCCAGAACCTTCTTCTGTAGGCACAATACGACCAACAGCACCTTGATTAGTCAGCTCAACACGGAACTGAGCATTAGCGCCACCACCAGTGTTCTCAAGTAAAACCTTGGGTTGGGAGTAGTTTAGTCCCGTATCAATAATGTTTACCGAAGTAATCTTGCCATCTTCGATTAAAGGAGTAAATGCACCTCTAAACCTCTTATTCAAGAAGACACCAGGAAGTTGTGGGGGTAATGTGAAGTTCTTACCACCACTAATAACTTTAACGTTCTTAATGCTACCAATAGCATACAGAGAATCTGTAAAGTACTGAACGTTTGTAAATCCTTCTTGCTGAGGTGCCTTGGGTAGTCTATAAGCAAATTCGTATTCAAAGCCATAGAATACAGCGTGCTTACCAGCAAATGGATCTTCTACAAGAGTAAAGAATTGATCTTCCGAATTAATTTTGCTTAAGGGTTCATCATAATAGATTTTAGGAGGAACAGCAATAACTGGTTTTTGCTCCCAATTAGTTCCGTCAATAGGAATACCGTAACCTAGCTGGAAAGAAGTGTATGAACCAGAGAATCCAGGTTTTTCGATGGACTCAAATGCCTGAAGAAGATTTCTAGTTCTATAAACATTCTCGTAGAACTTAAGATGTCTACCAACCAAGGTAGGACTACTAGTATCAAAGATGTATCGATATGTTCTTTGAATATCAAGACTAATGTTCTTAAACCATTCAGACTCACCATCTTTACGGAATCTGAATCTGAGAGACGTGTCAGTAACACTATCAATCTGTGCTTGCTTGGTTGGAGTGCTTTCATCTACAAAAATAGAATTATCTGCAATAATCTGGTCACCCTCATTTACATAGTAAACATCAAGCTGTTGCGTAGATGGATCATAGTTATCAACATATGCATTACTAGATCCAAAATTAACAACACTGTCTTTAGTAAATCTATATGTCTTTGTGACCAATTCTACGGCAATGTCATCTAAATGATCGACAATTTCTGTATTTTGAGCTCCTCTGATAACTGTAATGATATTTCCAGTTACACTGACAACTTCTAATCTTTCTTCAGTGATTTGTATGATATCTCCAGTAGAAATACCATTTGAGTTGTCAACGATCAATTCAGTTTCATTGTAACCAAATCCAGCTGCATCAACAAAGAAAGATGGTTTCTGACTTTGCACATTGCCACCAAGTGT